GGCTCTGGAATAGTAGGAAAAGACCAATCGAACAACATCACGCTTAATGCTGATGGTTCTATTGTTCTTGGTGCAGGTACACTAGCACCTGATGCCCCCATTGTTGCTGATAAAAATAGTAAAATACCATTTCAAGCTGATAAGATTATTGTATCTATAGCAGATCCTAATCCTACACAAGGAGATGAAAACTGGTTATGGTTTAATGTTTCTTCTAATCAAGGGGCTTGGATCAAAAGAAATAACGTTTGGTTACAGTTTGCTAGTGCTGGTGGTGGTCCTGGCCCAACACCATCTGCCTATAATATCCAATATCTCGTTGTCGCTGGTGGTGGTGCTGGTGGTGGCTGGGTAGGAGGAGGCGGTGGTGCTGGAGGTTTTTTAACAGGCATATACACAGTATTAGAAGAACAAATTTATAATATTGCTGTTGGTGCTGGTGGAACTCATGTTTATGATGCTAAAGGTGGAACAGGTGGTGTTAGTAGTTTTGCTGGTATAACTGCCTCTGGTGGAGGTGGTGGTGGTATTCACGTAGATAGGCCAGGAAACGCTGGTGGTTCTGGCGGCGGCGCTGGTGGTAATTCTGCTGCTTCTCCAGGAGCAGATCCAGGTGGTTCTGGCGTAGAAGGTCAAGGTAACGATGGAGCCCGTAACCCAGCAGGTAATGCTGGTGGTGGCGGTGGTGGTGCTGGTATAATGGGTCAAGGTATGGATGGTGGTGCAGGGCTACAGTTCCTTGACGTTTATTATGCTGGTGGTGGCGGCGGTGGTTCTGCTGGTCAAGGAGATGGTCAGGGAGGCGCTGGTGGCGGTGGAAGAGGGAATGGTTTTCAAGGTTCTCCAAATACTGGTGGCGGTGGAGGTGGTTGTGAACATTTAGCAGTTCCTGTCGCTAATGGTGGTTCTGGTGTTGTTATTATTGTTTATCAAGACAAATATCCAAAAGCTACTGTTACTGGAGATCCAGTTTATACAAAAATACCTGGATTCCATAAGTTTCAATTTAATGGTTCTGGTACTATTAAATTCGGAGAAGCTATTCCAAGTTTAGCAGATTGTTTGATTGTCGCTGGTGGTGGTGGCGGTGGTACTGTTGGTAATGGTGCAGATGCGAACGGTGGTGGTGGAGGTGCAGGTGGATTTATAGAAAGCACTTTCAGTATAACAAAAGGAACAACATACACTGCTACAATTGGGAGCGGTGGCACCATTGGCAGTGGAAAAGGTGGAGATAGTAGTTTTTATGCATTCACAGCATCTGGTGGCGGTGGTGGTGGTTATGGTCCAAGCAATCCTTCTTCTGGTTTCGATGGTGGTTCTGGTGGCGGTGGTGCCAACAAAAATTCACCTGGAGGAGCAGGGAATACTCCATCATTAGATCCACCACAAGGATATAATGGAGGAATAGGTAGGGGTTCTCCTGGTGCTACAACATCTGCAGCTGGCGGTGGTGGTGGTGCTGGTGGTCCTGGTGCAGATGCAGTTGATAATTTTAATGGTGCAGCTGGTGGAGATGGAAAGACTACGTTAATTTCAGGCGAATCTGTTACATATGCAGGAGGCGGTGGTGGGGCCACAACTGGATCTACTGGTGCTGGTCAAACTGGAGGCAAAGGTGGTGTTGGTGGTGGAGGAAATGGTACACATCATGACACTAACGATGGTACTAATGGACAAGTAAATACAGGCGGCGGTGGAGGAGGTGGAGGTAATTTTCACAGCTACACTGGTGGATCTGGTATTGTAATTATAGGTTATGATGATACATATGAATTGCCAACTGAAACTACTGGAGATCCAATAATTGAAACTAAAAATGGTAGACACGTAATAACTTTCACAGGTTCCGGCACTATAACATGGTAATAAATAACACAGATATTAAGGGTTAAACAATGTCAACACTTCAAACAACAGTAATCAAACATCCAGTTAGTGAGAAAGACAATCTGACTCTCGAGACAGATGGTTCAATCTCTGTTGGTGCTGCTGCATTTGGACCACGAAAAATATTGTTTGCCGATGATGAAGGTAAAACTCCATTCCAGAACGATAAGATTATTGTATCCACTCTAGATCCTGATCCTAATCAAGGCGATGAAAATTGGATTTGGTATAAGGTATAATGTATGTCAATGAGCATTAAAAAAAATGGCGTTTGGTTGACTACCAAAGGTGGATGGATCAAGAAGAATGGTCAGTGGCTACAGTTCACCAGTGATGGTCCTGGACCAACACCCACAGAAGTCTCATTAAATTATTTACTGGTTGCTGGCGGTGGTGGTGGTGGTGGTGGTTATAATGGTGGTGGAAGTGCTGTAGGTGGAGGCGGCGGTGGTGGTGCTGGTGGACTTTTGTCAGGCGTTGATACTATTCAAATTGGTAATTTATATAACGTGGTTGTTGGTTCCGGTGGTGCCGGTGGTGTAGTTAATGGTGCATTGGGAATTAATGGCGGAGATTCTTCATTCAATAATTTAGTCGCTAAAGGTGGTGGTAGAGGCGCTGGAGATCCTGCAGATCGTAATGGCGCTACTGGTGGCTCTGGTGGTGGTGGCACAGATTATTACGGTGTCGGTGGTAATGGCACAAGCGGTCAAGGTAATGCTGGCGGTAACGGTGGTGGCGCCAATGGTGGCGGTGGTGGCGGCGGCGGTAGCCCTGTTAGTAATGGTGCAGCAGCTAACGTAAATACTGGTGGTGCTGGTGCTGCAGGTATTCAGTCTTCTATTACTAGCACTGCTAAATTCTATGCCGCTGGTGGCGGTGGTGGTGGTAGTTCTGGTGGTGCTTCTGGTGGTTCAGGAATCGGTGGTAATGGAGGTTATAACACTAATGGCACTGACGGATCTGTTAATACAGGTTCTGGTGGCGGTGGTGCTGGCTATACTGCCAACGGTGGTAAAGGTGGAGATGGCGTTGTTATTATCACATACGCAGATACATATCCATTAGCAACTGTTACTGGCGACCCTGTTTATACTAAAATACCAGGTGGTCATTGTTATCAATACAATGGAACAGGAACGTTTAAAGTTGGTCAAGGAGCACCAAAAACAGTAGATTATCTTGTGGTTGCTGGTGGCGGTGGTGGTGGACAATCAGGCTCTCAGTTTTCGGGTGGTGGCGGTGCAGGAGGTTATTTAACTGGCACTAAAGCAGTGGCCACAGGAACAACTCTTACTGCTACAGTTGGCGGTGGTGGCGGAACTTCTACAAACGGATCAAATTCTGATTTATCCGGTTCAACTGCTACAGGTGGTGGCGCCGGAGGTATTAACGGTTCTGCTGCTGGTAAAGCTGGTGGTTCTGGTGGTGGTGGTCAGGAAAATGGTACTGGTGGTGCTCCAGTTGCTGGACAAGGAAATAGAGGAGGCAATGGTACTTCTAATAATAACGGCGGTGGTGGCGGTGGTGCCAATAGCGTAGGGGCTACTAATGGAAATGGTGGTAATGGTATAACAGGACCAGATGGAATTGTATACGCTGGTGGCGGTGGTGGTGGATCAAGAAATAATTCTCCTGCTGGTGGTTCTGGAGTAGGTGGTAATGGAGCGCAACAGAACACAAGAAGTGCTACTGTTGGCGCTATTAATACTGGAAGCGGTGGTGGAGGTGCTACTGATGGAACTTATGTTGCTGCTGCTGGTGGTTCTGGTGCTGTTATCATTGTATATTCTGATGAATATGATCTACCAAAAGAAACCACTGGAGATCCAGTTATTGAAACAAAAAATGGGCGTAACATAATAACATTTACAGGTTCAGGATCTATAACATTCTAATAAAAGAGGAAACTAAACATGGCACATTTTGCTGAATTGGATGAGAACTTTATTGTAAAACGTGTTATCGTTGTTAATAACAGCGTTATCACTGACGATAAAGGTGTTGAACAGGAATCGCTTGGTATTGCATTCTGCAAAAAACTATTAGGTCAAAACACCAACTGGGCTCAGTGCAGTTACAATGGCAACAAGAGGCACAACTATCCTGGTAGAGGATATGCTTTCCGAAAAGAAATCGGTAGCGATGGTGCTTTTGTTGCACCGAAGCCATACGAATCATGGGTGTTGGATGCAAACGCTCGTTGGGAAGCACCTGTACCTATGCCTGATGATGGCAAACTATATCGTTGGGATGAAGCAACAACTAAATGGGTAGAGACAAGAGATCCAGCAGCTAAAGCTCCCAAAAAATAAATGGCAAAATTCGCCACCATCTATCTCTTCAATGGATTTGAATGGTTTGTTCCAAATGATTGGAACAACAAGAGCAACTCAATTCAAGTCGTTGGTGGAGGTGGTGGCGGCTCTGGTGGATGTGCCAAAGGCAGAGGTGCAGGATCAAACGGTAGCAGTGGTATACACACTAAAAAAACAAACGTATCCTTAAGATTAGAAACATTTGTCAAATATAATATAGGCAATGGAGGTGCTGGTGGTGCCGGAGGAACATTCTCGGCAGACTCAGGATTCTCTGGTGAATCAACATGGTTTGAAAACGAATCTTCTGTTTGTGCACCAGGAGGAACTGCTGGTTTTTGGGTAGGATCTGGTGTTCATGATTATAAAGAACAATCCGATGAACTTTTTAATGCTGGTGATTTTGGCAAAAATGGTATTGGTGGTCAAGAAAGTAATGATAACACAAAAGGCTCAAACGGTAGTAGTGGTCACAAAGGTCTCATAATAATAAAATATAACACAGTGGCAAGTGCTGTTGGTGCTGGCTCTGGTGGATTCTTTGTTAAGAATAATGGTGTGTGGCAAACCATTAAACAAGGATGGACGAAAGACGGAACTACTTGGAAACTGTTTTATACTTCTGGTGAACCTCCTCCACCTCCTCCAACATATGAATATGAATATCTTATGGCTGCTGGTGGAGGTGGTGGTAGTTTTGAAGGTTCTGGTGCCGGTGCTGGTGGTGTATTAAACGAAAAGTTCACTCCAGAATATGGAAAACAATATAATATTATTATCGGTAGTGGTGGTGCTCCAGGTAGTTTTAGAAATAATCTAGATGGATCTAATGGAGAAAATAGTTCTTTTGGAGATATTATTTGTTATGGTGGTGGAGGTGGTCTCTCCAAGTATGAATCTGCAAGATCTAATGGTAAAAATGGCGGTTGTGGTAGTGGAGCAGCAAGTCAAAATGGACCAAGTTATGTTGGTGGATCTGGTGTTGAAGGTCAAGGATTTCCTGGAGGCGATGTTAATAATGAGCCAGGAAGTTTTGCTGCTTGGGAAGGACATGCTGGTGGAGGTGGCGCAGCAGCTAAAGGTGATGATGCTGTTCAAGGAATACCCATTAATGGTGGAGATGGAAAACAAACATTTATTCGTGGTGTAGAAGAATATTTTGGTGGTGGTGGTGGAGCTGTAGGAAATATAAACTCTGGTTCAAGTCCTCACTACGAAGGAATGGGTGGTAAAGGTGGCGGTGGAAGAAGTTATTATCCAACAACAGCTGATTGTCCTGGATTTGTTGCTGGAGTAGTTAACACAGGTGGAGGTGGTGGTTCTCAGTGGGGAATTCTTTGCGATAGAACTAATCCAGGTGGCTCTGGTGTAGTAATCATTAAAGAACCAGCATCAGCAGAAATAGCAGATACAACAGGAGACCCACAAATCTCTTATTATGATAACTGGAGAGTTTACACATTTACTGGATCTGGATCAATCATATTAAAAAATCCAGTACCTCCAACATATTTAGGACAGGCATTATTAGTTTCTGGTGGCGGTGGTGGAACAAATAATGGTGGTGCTGCTGGTGGTGGCGGTTCAGATGTCCAAAAAAGATATTTTGATTTAGAAAAAGGCAAAACATACATTGTTACTGTGGGTGCTGGTGGTGCTGGTGGAATACTTGCCGATGAAGGTGTATGGAATAATGGTGATGATGGAGGAGTTTCTTCAATATCAGATGTAGCAACATGTAATCCAGGAAAATCTTCTAAAACAACTTCTAGCCCATCTATTGCTGGTTTTTCTGGAAGTGGGTATTCTGGTGGTAGAGCTTTTACAACAGGGTATGCATATGCATTTGAAGGTGGTGGTGGAGGTGGAGCAATTGGTGCTGGGGCCAGTAGCACTCAAAGGAATAATGGTGGTAACGGTGGACCAGGAACATCAAAAGATGGATTTCCTGGAACTTATGGAGGAGGTGGAGGTGGAACTGGAACAATACAATCTGGTTATGGTATAGGAGGAGTTGGTGGAGGTGGATCTGCGGCGTATTGGACGACAAGTGGTAGTTATGCTTATGCAGGTTCTAACGGCGAACCAAACTCTGGAGGAGGTGGTGGTGCTGGAATAGGTTATTATGGAGACAGATTATCTCCATATTTTTCTGGTTATAATGGCGGCTCTGGTATTGTTATATTAAAATATTCAAACCAACTACCACAAGCAACAGTAACTGGCGATCCAATATTTGAAAACAAAGAAGGATTTTATTGGTATACTTTCACTGGATCTGGATCGTTCAAAATCTAATAAATACAACAGCTATAAATATTAAAAACACAAACGGAAGAAATAATGGGAAAACTAACAGCGTCTTATAGAAAAGCTATCATTCAAGATTTGCTAGAAAATATATTGGACGGCCAGTCCAGTTATTATGCATTCGCTGCAGACCCACAGGCTCCTCCGTTTGACACAATACCACCAATCGTTAACAATGATTATTCAATCAATTTTCTTAACGACTGGAAGATGGTATTTGGCAAAAAGCTCCAGTACAACAATTTTGCTCCGGTGATCAAAAGAGCTCTCTGGACATCAGGAACGATTTATAAAAGATACGACAATACCATTGTGAACTTTATTGAAGAAGGCGGTTATTACGTTTATTCACAGAGAGTGTATCAAGGCAAAGATTTCGGTGGTGGTTACTACGTTTATAAATGCATTGACAACAACTACGACCCGATTACTAAAAAAGGCACACCATCATTAGTTGATCCAGGAACGATTAACGACCCAACACAAAAGACCACGTTTCAGACATCTGATGGATATAAATGGAGATATCTTACAACTGTATCAAATAAGAACATGTTCAGATTCTCTACTGGCGATCTTAATCTGAGCGATGGTTTGTCTCCTATTAACGGCGATCAAGATATTCAAACAACATCAGAGAAATACTGTGGTGTTGATATTATCAATATTGTTAATGGTGGTGTTGATTATAGAACGTGGAATGATGGTATTATCCAGTCGTTCACCAACTCTACAGTGTTAGAAATAGGCAACGATGCTTATGCCGAAGATCAATATTACAACAACAATGCGATTTATATCTACAATAGTTCTTCTGCCACTGCACAGCTTTTCAGAATCGCTGATTATTATACACAGTCAAAGAGCAGATTTATCGTATTAGATGGTGAAGCAAACACCGACAATATTATTCCTGGTTCAACGAGATATTCAATCTCACCAAGAATCGTTATTGAATCTGATGGTTTGTCACCGAAGGCTTATTCAGTAATCAATGCAACATCAAACTCGATTAGTAAGGTTGTTATTATTGATTCTGGTTCAGAGGTCTCATGGGCGAACGTAAGTGTTTATTCAAATCCTTCATATGGCAGAGCAGCTAATCTTTATGCTATTGTTCCTCCTCCTGGTGGTCATGGCGCTGATCCTGAATCAGAGCTTAATGTTCTGGGATTTGCCGTATCATTTCAGTTTGCCAACAACGAGACTGGAACAATACCAGACGATGTTACATATGACAAAATAGGATTAATCAGAAATCCTTATAAACTTGATCAGGGCGACGCATCAAAGAGTGTCAAGTATACAGGAAACACTATTAATCAGCTGTTAGTTTGTGGTGTTAATCAGTTAGCCCTTGTTGGTCAAACTGTTATCGGAGAGATGAGCAGTTCAAGAGGAATGATTGTTACTGCAAGCAACACCGAGCTTTCTATTGTCGGAGATCAAACGTTCAAAGATGGCGAGAACATATTATATGCTAACGGCGTTCTGATCAGCCAAATATCAGTGGAAAAGAGAGCCGACGTATATTCAAAAGACCTGTATCCTCTCTATGTTCAGAATATAAATAAAGTTACAAGAACTGGTTTTCAGACAGAAGAGTTTAAGCTGGTCATTCAGCTATAAGTTAGGGATAAACTATGCCTTTAGAAACTGATTTTAACGTAGCACCATTTTTCGACGATTTTGATCCAAATAAGAAGTTTTATAGGGTTCTTTATCGTCCTTCCGTTGCTTTGCAGGCAAGAGAGCTTACGCAAACACAGTCAATGATTCAGAATCAGATTGAATCGTTTGCTGGTCACGTCTTTAAAGATGGTGCTCGTATCGAAGGCTGTGCTCCTACTATTATTCCTAATCTAAGTTTTGTTCGTGTTGTTGATAACTTCACAAACAACCCGACAGCCACTGTTCTTGATATTAAACAAGATTATCTTTTGGTCGGTCAGAACTCACGTGTCAAGGCTCAGTGTATTGTTCCTGTAGAAGGTTCACTGCTTAATCCTGATGGCAAGACCAATCGTTTATATGTAAAATATATTGATAATGTTGTTGGTGGTTCTACGACATTTATTTCAAACGAAACTATTCTTGTTTATAATGAAAATCAAGACAAGAATGGAGCTTTGGATCCAAAGAATCTTATTCTGAGAATCGACGTTATTGTTGAAACTGATACGCTTCCTGCCACTGGTAGAGGTTATGGTTTCAAAATCGAAGACGGTCTTGTATACCAGAAAGGTTTCTTCCAACAGATTGATCAACAGACTATCGTAGTAAGAGATTTCGATCAGAATGTTGGTAACACAATGATCGGTTTCGACACTGTCGAAGAAATCGTAACTGACAACGATGATGGTTCATTGAATGATAATGCTCTTGGTTATCCTAACCAAAACGCTCCAGGCGCTTACCGTTTAAGACTTGATCCAGTTCTTGTAGCAAAAGAAACAGAAGAAGTCAGTAATGATGATTTCTTTTTTGCTGTGTTTTCGTTCTCGAATGTTACTGGCGAACTTATCCTTGATAAATCAGCAGATCCTTATAGTGATGTTGGATCGTTTATTGATCAGAGAACGTTTGATCAAGCTGGAGATTTCGTAGTTAAACCGTTTCTTGCATCTGCTATTCCTGCAGAAGCCAATAGCACCAACTTTGCTTGGCAGTTAGGTTCAGGTAAGGGTTATGTTCATGGCGCACAGGTAGAATGGTTGGCTTCTGGTAAATATGAGACATCAAGAGCTTTAACAACCAGAATATTAAAAGATCAGATTGTTACGGCCAACTTTGGCTCGTTCGTTTATGTTACAGAGTTCGAAGGTTATTTCAATACCGAACAATCTAATATTTCTGTTGGTATCTACAATCAGCCTCTTAAAGCAGTATCTGGTGTTGGTGCTGGTATTCCTTCAGGAACTATCAGAATCGGTACAGCAAATATCAAAACATATTTGTATGATTCTGGCCAACCTGGTACGCCTGAAGCAAAATATAAGATTTATATAACAGATATTATTATGCTCTCTGGTTACGATTTTGCTACTAACGCTAAATCTTTTGCTGCGTTGAACAATAACGTTATCTACATGGCAGCAGATATTGTTTTAAATATTAGCAACTCTGCAGTTATTTCGCAAAACGACAAAAGCACCCTTATTGGTTCGTTTGGTAGATTAGGTCTTAAAACTCTAAGTCCTAATGATGTATGGAATACAAACTTTCAGTTCACTGAACAAACAGATGGCGAACTTGCTTCTAATGGATCTATTTCTATTACTGTAACTGGCTCGCATCCAGGTGGCGATGATATTCTTGGATATGGTATTGGTCGTTTGAATGATGCTCTTGAGAGTCAGATGATTGTTACGCTTAAAGATAGCGTAGAGACTATTCAGATTCCTGGTGTTACTGTAACTGTTGGTAATAGAGCAACATCAAACACTACTTCTTATAGATACGCAGAAATACCATTCGGTAATATTGCTCCTTATTTCACTCCTGGTGAATATATCCGAATCAATGGCAAGCAAGAAAGAGTTATTAGATTCGTTAACGCCGCTGCAGTTGAGATTACAACAATAGGTGGCATGCAGCAAGGTTCAAATCTTTCGTTCTCTAAATGGTGGCCAGCAGGATATAAAGTTCCTCTATATGATAACATCAGTGGTGGCGAACGTTATGCTAATGTTATTTCGACATCTTCGTTTAATATTTGCAGTGGTGTTGGTAACAACAGCGTTCAGCTTCTGCAAGGCACAAACACTCCTAAAGTTAGTGTTCGCTATAAGATGTCCAGAACGAGTGCACAACCACTAAGAAAACTGGCAAAGAAAAGCGTCATAACTAAATTATATCTTGAGAACCATCCAAACAAATATACAGGTCCATGGCCTCTTGGATTCTCTGATGTTTATAGTATTGAAGCAGTTTATTCCAGTGCTACAGCGTTTGACACTACTAATGACGTAACAAATATGTTCACGTTTGATAATGGTCAAACAGATATTTCTTATGAAACTTCGCAGTTAGTTCTAAAATCTCAGTTTGCTAATGCTCTTAAAGGCACACCGTTTGTTGTTGTTAAATCGAACGTGTTTGTTCCTGACGATTCAAGCGGTATTGGTTTCTACTCAGTTGACTCTTATCCAACGACAACAGAAATGGATAGGATTCCAAACGACAAAATCGCATGGGCTGAGATTCCTGTTTATACTGGTGGTAATGGTGTTAGATACGATCTAAGAGATTCTCTTGATTTCCGTGCTATTAAAACTAACACAGCAACAGTTACTACTGTTCTTGAAAGCGCAACAACTAATCCTCTAAAGTCAAATACGTTTGATACTAAGAGTTTGGATTACCTTGTTGAAGCAGATACAAATATTATTTCTGATATTGAATATTATCTTGGTAGAAGAGATGTTATCGGTATCAATACAAAAGGTAAAATGGTTGTTGTTAATGGTGTTCCGAATGAGAATCCGAGAGACCCATTATACGACGTTGACGTTATGCCAGTTGCTATTGGTTACGTACCGCCATATCCTTCTCTCACACCAGAAGAATCAGCAAAATACAGAAGATCTGATTATCTGATTAAAACAAGATCAATATACAATCGTGGTTATACCATGAGAGATATTGGTATTCTTGACCAACGTATATCAAGACTTGAATATTATACTACGTTGAATGTGCTTGAACAAAAAGCACAGACTCTATCAATCAAGGACGCTCAGAACAACGACAGATTTAAGAACGGTATCTTTGCCGATCCAATGTCATCGTTTATTTTCTCTGACACTTCTGATACTGAATATCGTTGGGCCATTGACATCAACAGAGGTTATGGTCGTCCTATGTATAAGAGCCAGAGTGTTGATCTGGCTTATGACAAAGACAAGAGTACTAATGTTCAGCTGACTGGTAGATGCCTTACTCTCCCATACACGCATGAGCTTATTATTGATCAACCTTATGCTACTAAGGTTCGTAACAACGCTCAGGATGCTTGGTCGTTCCTTGGACAGTTGGATCTTTATCCAAACTATGACACCAACAGAGATCAAACTATTCTTCCTGCACAGGACGTTAATATCGATCTGTTCCAACCTTTGACTGCTCTTATTGAACAGATTGAAGATGCTACTGGTGCAACTATTCTCGGCACACGTTATGGTGCTTGGGAGACTACGAGCTCTACATGGACTCGTGTTGGTCTTGGTGGTGGTTGGCTTGACGATATTACAACTATCAATCAGAGAAGAAATGCTGTTAACGTACAGGCTATTCCGCTGACACAACGGTTCACTATTGATCCGTTTGTTACTGACGTTTCTATTCAGCCGTTCATGAACTCAAGAACTGTGGCGTTTATTGCTACTGGTCTAAGACCTAACAGTCGCGTATACGCATTCTTCGATTCAACTCCAGTGTTCTCATCAGTTGCTCCTGGCGAACTTAACACTGATCTTGGACCAGATTTAAACAGAATCTATCCAGTTGCATTCTCTTCTGGTAAACCAGAGGATATTGTTAAAAGAACACAGCCTTGTGGTACGCCATTATATACGAATGCAGATGGAACTATCTATGGTCTGTTTGTTATTCCTCCTGGTAAGTTTAAAACTGGCGATCGCGAGTTCTTGCTTATTGATCAGGATTCAATCGTTACTGGTTTGGAAGGAACGGTCAGTAGAGCTTCTGACATCTTCACGGCAAGTAATATTGCTGTTACGAAGAGAGGCGTCAACGTTACTACTACGACTCCTGGCTACGAAACTAAAACGTGGACGGAAAATCGTGTTATTCAAAGCGTAAGACGTTGGCACGATCCTTTGGGTCAGTCGTTCAGAATTGAAGCTCCGGAAGAACAATCTGGTGTTATGATTACAAAAATAGATTTGTTCTTCAAAGCTAAATCAACTAATCTTGGTATCAATGTTAAAGTTTGTGGTATGGTCAATGGCTTGCCAGATCCTACTAACATTCTTACTTCTTGCTCGATACCTGCTTCGGCTGTTGTTGTTTCAGACGATGCTTCGAAAGCAACAACGTTTGTGTTCGATAATCCTGTATTCCTTAACAGTAATCAGGATTTCGCATTCTACGTAAGTCCTGACGCGAACAACCCCGATTACACTATGTGGGTTTCTGAGATCGGTAACTATGACATTACTACAGGCGCTCAGGTGTTTAGTAACCCTTACATAGGCGATTTGTTTAGATCTTCTAACTCTAAATCGTGGATTGCACTTCCAAGAGAGGATATTAAGTTTAATATCTACGCAGCTAACTATCAGATTGTTGATGGCTTGGCATACTTTAATAACGAAAACGATGAATATATTAAGTTCAATAGTTTAGTTATTAAGGACAGTAACAAACCTATATTGGTGAACGATGAAATAAGACTAATCAGAAGTGGTGCAGATCCTACTATTGTTGATAATGATCATAAAGGTATCGTGCAGGGTATCGATATCGGTAATCTTCTGTTGACAATTGATAGTTCTACAGGAAACTTTGCTACTGATCAGTGGCTTGGTATCTTCAGAACTCCTTCAACAGGTTCGAATTCGCTTACCAGTGGAAATCTTATTGCAACGTTGCAGATTACAGAACTGTTAAATGCTCCTATTCATTCTATCTGTCCACGATTTGCTACGGCTATTCCTTCAGGAACATTCTTGGGTGTTAACTATAAGGGAACTGATCGTAATCTCTTGAAAGACGCTGAATGGATTGAACTTGATTTCGATACAGGTAAGGAAATGGTCGACAAAGAGCGTGTTGTTTTTAGTAGATCTAACGAAGCTGCTCTTCAAGAGAAATCACTTTCTGTTGGTTGTATTATGAAAACAAGCAACAAATATATTTCTCCTGTTATTGACCTTGTTCGTAAGAACGCTTTGTGTATTGAAAATATTGTCAATGATAAAAGTGCTCTTAAGATGGAATATACAAGACAGGGAACTTCTTATGTCAGATATATCAGTCAGAGAATTGATCTTGCTGATGGACAGGACGCTGAGGATATTAAGGTATACGTAAGTGGTTATCGTCCGTTTGGTAGTGATATCACAGTATATGTTAAGTTCTTGTCCGGAGAAGATAGCGATTTGTTTGTGAATAAAAACTGGACTCAGCTGGTAAGCAATGCTCCTGATCTTTATTCATCAGTTAACCTTCTTGAAGACTTTAAAGAGTTCGAGTTCTCGGTTCCAAAAACAAGACTGGCAGTAAATCCTGCTCTACCTGGTATTGAGTATTCAGCTTATCTTGATTCTACAAATCGTAACTTCTTGACTTATTATGGTCCAGACACTTCGTTGACAGCAGGAAGAAAAGCAACGCCAATCAAGGGTAAAGAAACTAAAGTTGGTATTGCTCCTGAATCTAAATTTGTTACGTTCAAGACTTTTGCAGTCAAGATTGTATTGAACAGCGATAATGGTATTTGGTGTCCAAAAATTGACGACGTCAGAGCCATCGCATTGCAGGCTTAATAAATATGTCTAGTAGGGATTTTATGAGATCAGAAACAAACAAAGGCGCTCTTTTGAATACTAATAACGAAGCTCTTGCTGCGTATAAGAGAGCAAGAGAGCTCCGATGGAAAACAGAAGATCAGGAAGACAAGATTACTAAAGTTGAAGAAGAGTTGTCAGAGATCAAACAATTGCTTCAGAAGATACTAGAAAAACAGGGTGGATAAATGGCTATTAAAGTAGCAAATACTGAACTGACAAGCACGTTTGATTTCTGGAGAAACAGAACAAATGAGTTAGCAGTGGCTATGTCTAATCAGGTAGTCAGCTGTAACTCATTACCGACCACTGGTAACTCTGCTATCACAGGTAACTTTCAAGCTGGCACGATTACTGTTGGTAACGGTTCTCCAACAAAGGTTATGATTAGTCCTCCGACAAGTTCTGATATTTTATCAGGATATGTTTTATCTGCAAACGGTCAATGGATTCCTGCAGCTGGTGGTGTTAAGATTGGTAATGTTACAGGTGCTAATGCAACTATCGTTGATACTTTAGATATCAATCAGTTTAATGCTGCTGACTATAAGATTTATTTGAAAGCAACAAGTTCTAATAGTCATTCATATTCTAAGATTTCTGTCCTACAAGATCTGGGTATTGCATTGACAACAGAATACTCTATGTTAGCTACCAATGGTCAGCTGGGTGTTGTTTCTGCAAATATTAACACTGGACAGCTAAGATTGTATATTACTCCTACGGTCACTGGTGGTGTTTCTTACAAGGTTAATAGGAGCTTGCTGTAATGTCAAGAAAGGTTAATCTTGTCATTGATCAGGGAACTACCTATGAAACATCATTCGAGCTCGTGGACGAGAACGGTGATCCAAGAGATCTAACAGGATATACGGCAAAATCACAGTTAAGGAAATGGTATACTTCTGTATTTGCAACTGACTTTGTAACAGAGATAGTTCCTACTCTTGGTAAGATCATATTAAGAATGGATGCTGTTACTTCTGGTCCTGGTGAACTACCTGCAGGTAGATATGTTTATGATGTGCAGCTTACGGAGACATTAACAGGAAACATCAGTAGAGTATTCGAGGGTATCGTTACTGTTACTCCTGAGGTTACTAGGACTGATGCTGTTGAACCTGAATGATTACTACTATCAACAGACAGTAATGATTATAACGTATATTGAAAAACAAGTAAAGTAAAAAATATAGTAAAGAGCATAATAAGTATTCTTTTGAAAACATCCAATGGGGATAGGGAACCATGGCCGATAGAGATTTCGTAGTCAAGAATGGATTGACAGTATCCAATTCTGTATTAAAGATAGTAAATAACGTAGGTATCTCTGCACAGGGAACATTAGGAGCGCCAGGACAACGACTGACGTCAAACGGTTCTGCTGTTATGTGGGCTTCTGAGTCTGGCCAAGTTAATACTTATTTTTCATTCACATGGAACGCTGCACAATATTATTCTGCCCCTATTACGTTAAACAGTAGCTCTGATCTTATTTTCAATAACGGCGCAACCATTTTCGCTGCAGGATCTCCTGGAACTCCTGGATCGTTTTTGATGTCAGACGGCAACAACCTTTATTGGGGCGCTGGTGGTCCTCCTCCTCTTGTTCGTGATCAGAACCTTGCTGATATTCCAAACAAAGCAGCAGCACGTGCTAACCTTTCATTGGGCGATTCGGCAATCAGAAACGTAGGCCTTGCATCTGGACAGGTAGCTCCTGGTGACGCCATTGTTCAAAAAGATGGCACAGGCGCATTCGGCACATGGAACATCAGTGTCGCTGGATCATCTACAAACTTCACCAGCGTGTCATTGAACGCTCAGTTCAACTCAGTTGGTGTTGGCGCTCCTGCCGCTGGTGCTACTGGTGATTTCAGAGCAACTGGCGACGTTACTGCATTCTTCTCTTCTGACCGTAATCTGAAAGAAAATATTACACCGATTGAAAATGCTATTGATAAGATAATGTATATTCAAGGCGTTGAGTTTGATTGGGTTCAGTCATATATTGATGAGCGTGGTGGTGAGGATAACTATTTTGTCAGAAAACACGACGTTGGTGTTATTGCTCAAGACATTGAAAAAGTTCTACCAGAAGCAGTAGTTACCAGAGAAAACGGTATAAAGGCTGTTAGGTACGACAAACTTGTGCCATTGCTTATTGAAGCAGTTAAACATTTAAAGAACGAAATAGATCAATTGAAATCGGAAAAATAAAATGACGACACCATCATCAGGTCTATTATCGATAGGAAATATATCTGTAGAGTTATTGAAACCATCAAACGCCAGAGCAAATCTTGGCGACAAGAACACCAGAGAACTGTTAGGTGTTCCATCTGGTCCTGTTTCAATGTCAAAAGGATACAACAAAACTTGGATTGTTCCTGGACAGGTTGAGTTTGGATTCAATGGTGGCTGGCAATATTTTGGTGTTCAGCGTTATCAGTTTATGACAATCGAACTATGGGCAGCAGGTGCAGGAGCCACAGGATACTGTGGTAATGACGGATGGTGTTACGGATACTGTGGTGGTGCCGGAGGCGCTGGTGGTTGGTCGTATTTTGGTGTCAACGGAGCAGTAGCTGCAGAAGGTGGATACAACGGCGGTGGTGGCGGTAGAAACTACTGTCCTGGCAGTGGTCGTGATGGTAACGGTTCTGGCGGCAACATCAGAACAGGCGGTGGTGGTGCAGGAGGCTACGGATGTAATCGTGGTGGATCCGGTGGATACCTTTCCAGAACATTCCGTTTTGACGAACCAGGAGCACCTGCATATTTCTCCACAATCGGCGTTTATGTCGGTGGAGGAGGAGGCGGTGGAGGCGGTGGTGAATGTGCTCCACCTGCATCATCAGGCGCTAATGGATATGCCAGAATCAGGTGGTACTGATTAAGTTTCCAGATTCGTCGTATTGTTTGAACACAGCTTTCTTTGGCCATCTCATCACAAAATTGATATTTGGATCAGCTTCCACAATGTTCTCAGCTTTGTGTGTATTATAATATATAAATATCTCAAGAATAAGTTTATGGTTGAGATAATATTTTTGAAGAAGATATCTGCCCTCTTTATCTTCGCCTAAATCAACTTCATAATCGTCATACGTGGGCATAGTAATAGTAGTTGTCTTTGTCATTGTTCACCTTTATAATATAGAATATGACTTATTTATAGTATTGGAGATTATATTATGTTTTCGTTTTTTCATAGATCTTCTGTGATCGATGTTGATTGTTTCACATCAAACAATGATGCTTACAAGTTCACTCCAATAGTTAAATCTCCGAAGGCAAAGCCAGAATGGTATGATAAGGTTCTGGGCACACAACCATCAAACACAAAATGGCCACAGTATAAAACGGACGATGGTGGACATATAGATTTCAACTGGCAGTTGTCTCTTAGGACTATTAAGTCTTGTCCTGGATTTCATGAACTGTATAGTAGGGGATTCATACTGGAAAACTGGTGTGATTTTGTTATGAACATCACAGAAGAATCCATATCTTATCATTATTCAAATGGCAAAGATCCTATTCTACATAAGAACGATCAGGTAGAGCCAGGATTCATGGATCATTATATTATTAAACTGAATAGTCCGTGGATCATACAGACAAAAGAAAATATTCCATTTGTTCAGATTCCTGCGCAGTGGTCATTGGAGAACTATGATTTTCATATTCTTCCTGGGGTTGTGAACTTCCATTATCAAACAGGCAGCAACATATTCTTTACAGTCAAGAAGAAAGTTCCACAGCAGTTTTTGATTCCAATGGGTCAAGCATTGGCTCAGTTTATTCCATTGACAGAAAAGAAAATCAAGATACATAATCATATTGTGTCAGAAGAAGAACTCAGATTAAAAACATATAATGTAACAGGCACATCTATGGGATGGCGTAGAACTATGTCATTGGTGAACAGAAACGATAAGCGGCAGAAGAAATGCCCATTTGGATTTGGAGAATAATATGTTATACACTTTTGGCGACAGTGCTTCTTTTGGATCAAAGTTTTATCTTGATGGTATGAGCCTCGAAGAAAGCAAGAAACGTGCATGGCCATATTTGCTGTCAAAAAAGTTAAATCAAGAACTTGTTGATTTTTCATTTCCCGGAGCAAGTAACTGGAGGATTGCCAGAAAAATACAGAATCTTGATTTGAAGTCAGAAGATATTGTTGCTATTCAGTGGACCAACTCTTACAGATTTGAAATGGGTGTTACCGACGAAGCAGTGTATAATGAAGAACCAAACACACACGAAGATACAGAATCAAGATTAAAGAAAATGCTTGACTGTTTCGAGGAAGATGATGGTTGTCGTGTCAAGTCTATGTGTGTTGGATTGGTTGATGCTACATCAGATCCTTATGTCAGACAGTTTATGAGTATGGCCTATGAGTCGTTCTTCAGTTATAAATGGTTTGATGATATGTTCAAGGTTATGTTGTCCAGCTGCTGCTATAATCTTGATAAATCTGGTTGTCGATATTTGATGTTTGACGGCTGGATTACTCCATGTTATCCAAACGAGTTCAGAGACATAAAACAATACGTGTTCAGAGATACAACGCTCGGTAATATGAAACGAGGATATTCTGGGACTCTGTTGCCGGACAAGACCTATCCGAACGAGATGGAGAATATGTTCGCAGCAGATCTAATATATAAGAAATACATGGAACTGTATGAGAATCAGAACGAAGATGAATCGGTTTATATCCCCGAGTTATTGAGGAAATATGCCAATGAAAATAAATAACATGATAGAGAGAAAGAAAAAGCTGGCGAATGATAGGTTAAAACTATGCGAGAAATGTGACCAATACCTGGCAGAAGCCTATAGATGCCAGATCTGTGGATGTAATATGATGGTAAAAACTCTTTTTCCCTTTGTGGATTGCCCCCTAAATAAATGGGAAGAACTAAAAAGAGAGCAGAATAATGGTCCCGAAGAATAAAGATGAGTTCAAAGAAAACTGCCTTAGACGTCTTGGCAAGCCAGTAGTTGAGATCAATGTCGATGACGATCAGATAGACGACCGTATCGATGAGGCTCTGGCGTATTACTGGGACTATCATTTTGATGGTTCTGATAAGATTTATTACAAGCACCTTTTGACGCCAGATGATGTTCAGAATCGTTATATTATTCTCCCTGATAACATTATCGGGGCTGTTTCTATTTTTGATATTGGTGCAGCTATCGGTACCAACAACCTATTCAATATTCGATACCAGATCGCATTGAACGATCTTTATACGCTTACTTCAGTTTCCATGATTCCTTATTATATGGCTATGAGTCATATTCAGTTTCTTGAACAGATGTTAGTTGGTAAGCAGCCTATTCGTTACAATCGAAACAATAATAAGTTATATCTGGATATGGACTGGGATCGTATTGGTGCTGACAGATATATGATTGTTGAGGCTTATCAGATTGTTGATCCTAACATTTATACTAAGGCTTGGAACGATCGTTGGTTACTGAGATATGCTGCATGTCTTATTAAGCAACAGTGGGGACAGAATCTTAAAAAGTTTGAGGGCATGAAGATGCCTGGTGGTTTGACGTTTAATGGACAGAAAATATTTGACGAAGCCACAGCCGAACGAGATGCTTTGGAAAAAGAAATGATTTTCACTTACAGCTTACCTGCAACAGATATGATAGGCTGATATGGCTACTTCTTTTTTCTTTAACAACTTCAAAGCATCTCAAGAACAGCTTCTTCTTGAGAACCTTGTTATTGAATCAATAAAAATTTACGGACAAGACATGTTCTATGTTCCAAGAACATTGAACAACTACGATCCAGTGTATGGCGCTGACGATATATCATCATACGACCACGCTTATCCAATCGAGATGTATATTAAGTCTATTGATGGATTCTCTGGAGATGGTGAGTTCTTATCTAAGTTCGGTGTTGAAATCCGTAACCAAGTTGTATTCTCTGTTGCTCGCAGAGTATTTAATGAAGAGGTTGAGTTTGAAACAAAACAGATAAGACCGAACGAAGGAGATATTATCTATTTTCCTTTGAACCAACGTTGTTTTATTATTCGTTATGTTAACAAATATGAGATGTTCTATCAGTTGGGCGCTCTTCAGACATGGGAAATGACCTGTGAAGTGTTTGATTATTCTAATGAGAAGTTCAACACTGGCATTCCTGAGATTGACCGTATAGCCAAGAAACACGATACAGATATATTCAATTGGTCTATTATGGACGAAGATAAGAATATGTTAACCACTGACGATGGTAACTATCTGATTCTTGAACATGCTTCAGTTGAGGATATTGTGCCAAATGCTGACAACGAAGATATACAAGACGAAGGTAACACGTTTATTGATTTTGATGTCAAAGACCCATTTAGTGAAGGAGTGATATAATGTTTGGTGGTCCATTTTATTTCGGACTCATTCGCAAATACGTTATCCTCATGGGTACATTACTCAACAACATCCGTATCACACGCACAGACAAAGAAGGTAACGTTGTCAACCTTATGAAGGTGCCGATTACTTATGGCCCGAAGGATAAGATGCTTGCACGTATAATGCAAGATCCAGGAATCGACAGAGATGATGCTGTAACTTCATTGCCTATTATTTCTTTTGAAATGGGCAAGATAAGATACGATGGCGATCGTAAGCTACCAACAATCAATAAAGTTTCATTTGCCAGACAAGACGACAAGAACAAGTTCAAATATCAGTATGCACCAGTACCATATAATCTTGATTTTAAAGTTTTCATTTATGCCAAGAACGTAGAAGATGGAACAAAGATTATTGAACAGGTCCTTCCATATTTCACTCCTGACTGGACAACTACATGTAAGTTGATACCAGAGGTTGATATTGTCATGGACATTCCTGTCATACTAAATAATATTGAGTATTCAGATAATTATGCTGGCGACTTCAAAGATCGT